GTAGTTCAGGCTAATAATAAGCTTGCAGCTGCCACCACTTTACTTGATAGAGTAGGTGTATCGAAGGTAGATAAGGTAGATGTCAACCATAATGTAGGAGGCGGTATCTTTTTAATGCCAGATAAAGCTCCTATTGAAATAAGCCAAGAGCATTATAGTGTAATAGAAGAGGAATAATACTATGGATTTTCTAATAGGTGCAATCTTTGTAGCCGTTGTTGCTGCAATAATAATAAAAAGAAAAAAACCTGAACTTTGGGAAAAGCTTAGATCTAAGTTACCTTTATGAGAAAGCAAAGTAAGGATAGTCTTTTTAAAAAACAAGCAAAAAGAAAACAGAAGTATGATTTAAACCAACGTAAAGATACTTTAAAGTATAAAGAAGCGTTTTCGCAAATGAGGAATTATGGCCGCCAAAAAAGGTAAGAAAGGAAATAAAAAGAAAGCTCTTACTCAGCGTCAGAAAGATACGCTAAAGAAACATTCTGTACATCATACGTCTAAACATATGGCTATGATGCGCAAACTTATGAGAGGAGGAGCAACCTTTACTACCGCACATAAAAAAGCTATGAAAGAAGTAGGAAAATAGTATGGGTACTCTTGGTGGTCTTATGATGCAATTAAAAAATCAAGGAATGTTACTTCCAGATAAATATGTCAGACGTACTTCTTCTACTATCCCCTTTGGATATGAGTTGTCTCCTGTCGATGGTTACTTAAAGCCTATACCTGAAGAGCTTAGTATACTTAAAGAAGTATCAGAAGCTGTGAATAAAAATGAAATAAGTTTAGGTATAGGTGTTGATTGGTTAGAAGCAGAGACAGGTAGAAAGATAAGTCGTATGGGTTTAAAGAAACACGTAGATAAAGTATATGGAAGATTGGGAAAAAAATCCAAATAAATACTTGACAGATGCTCAAGGGAACTATATACTAAAGAAGGACGGAACTCCACAAAAAAAGCGTGGAAGACCTAAAAATTCTGAGTTATCAGATGTTAGAGCAGCACTACAGGCTCAGAAGGCTTTAAAGAAAAAAGACTCTAAAGTTTCAAAACTTCGGAGATCTTTAAAGAAAGCAGAAAAAGAATTAGATAAAAGTAAAAAAGTTTTAACATCTAATGTTATTACTGAAAAAGAAAGTAAAGAATTACCAGATGCTATACAAAAGCATTTAGATGAAACAGGTTCTTACGTTGAGTTTATGCCCAACGAAGGGCCACAAAAAGATTTTTTAGCTGCACCAGAAAAAGATGTCTTATATGGTGGAGCTGCAGGTGGTGGTAAAAGTTTTGCAATGTTAATAGATCCATTGCGCTATTGTCATAATCCTGTACACAGAGCGTTGATACTTAGAAGGTCAATGCCTGAATTAAGAGAATTAATAGATAAGTCGAGAGAACTTTATCCTAAAGCTTTTAAAGGAGCAAAGTTTAGAGAAGTAGAAAAACTTTGGAACTTTCCTAGCGGAGCAAAGATAGAGTTTGGATTTTTAGAAAGAGACTCAGATGTATATCGTTATCAAGGACAGGCATATAGTTGGATAGGCTTTGACGAGATAACACACCTTCCAACAGAATTCGGTTGGAACTATTTAGCATCGCGTTTAAGAACTACAGATCCTAGTCTTCAAACTTATTTAAGATGCACAGCAAACCCAGGCGGAGTTGGTGCGCATTGGGTAAAGAAAAGATATGTATTACCATCAGAATCTAATAACGCATTTATAGGTAAAGATGGTCTTACTAGAAAATTCATCCCTGCTCGATTACAGGATAACCCTTATTTAGCAGAAGACGGTGAATATGAAAGGATGCTTAACTCGCTTCCTGCTGTACAACGTAAACAGTTACTAGAAGGTAATTGGGATATAGCAGAAGGAGCAGCGTTTGCAGAGTTTGAAACAGAAGCACACGTTATAGCTCCATTTGAAATACCGTCTTGGTGGGAAAGAGTAAAAGGTGTAGATTATGGCTATGCCGCAGAAAGTTGTTGTTTATGGGCTGCCGTTGATCCCGAAGATAAGACCATCATTATATATAGAGAACTCTACCAGAAAGGTCTTACAGGGAATGCGTTAGCTGATAAAATAACATATATGGAAGAAAGTGAAGTAAAGTCTATTCCAGGTGTATTAGATACAGCAGCTTGGGCTAGAACAGGTTATTCAGGGCCTACTATTGGAGAAACACTTGTCAATAAAGGTCATAAGTTAAGAAGAGCAGATAAAAACAGAGTTGCAGGTAAAGTTCAGATACACGAACATTTAAGAAAGCGACCTGATGGAAGACCAAGATTACAGGTAGTAAGTACTTGTATTAATTTAATTAGAGAGCTACAAGGTATTCCATTATCTAAAACTAATTCAGAAGATGTAGATACTAATGCTTCTGATCACGCTTATGATGCTTTACGTTATTTATTAATGAGCCGACCAAGAGTTGATCACCCTTATGACAGAAGGTTAAGAATACAAACGGATATATATAAACCGTCAGACTCAACATTTGGATATTAGTAAATGGCAGAAAAAGAAAATACATTTTTAAACGCTGATAACATCTACGAAGAAGTCGAAGGCGAAACAGGCAGTATTTTAAAACTTGAAGAAGATCAACAATCCAATCTAGTAGGAATAATAAAATCTAGATTTGCTCAAGCCGAAGATAAAAGAAATATGGATGAGCGTAGATGGTTAAGAGCGTATGAAAACTATCGTGGAATGTATAGCAACTCTGTTAAGTTTAGAGAGTCTGAAAAGTCTAGAATATTTGTAAAGGTTACAAAAACAAAAGTACTTGCTGCATTTGGTCAGCTAGTAGATGTTATATTTGGAACTGGTAAGTTTCCTATAGGTGTTACAGAAACTAAAATTCCTGAAGGCGAATATGGATCAGCGCATTTAGATACAGCTAATCCACAACCGGGAATGGAAACATCTGTTCCTGATAACATAGGTAATCGTTTAGAAGATCCTCCACAAGAAGAAAATCCTTATGATGTAGGCTATGAAGGTGATGGAAAAACTTTAAAACCTGGAGCTACATTTGGTAAAGGAGTCTTTACAGACTCTATAGAAGATCAAGCTAATGATATGTTAGTAGAAGGGTATAGCCCTGATCCTAGTAAGCTAGAATTAAATCCTGCACAAAAAGCTGCAAGAAGAATGGAAAAGCTTATTCACGATCAAATAGAAGAATCAAGTGGATCTTCTGAAATACGAAATGCTTTATTAGAATCAGCTATGTTAGGAACAGGTCTTATTAAAGGGCCATTTAATTTTAATAAAAAATTACACAAGTGGGATGAAACAGAAGAAGGTGAAAGACAATATAACCCTTTAGAAGTTAGAGTACCCCGAATAGAATTTGTAAGTTGTTGGGATTTTTATCCTGATCCTGCAGCAACTAATATGGAAGAATGTGAGTTTGTAGTACATCGCCATAAGATGAATCGTAGTCAGCTTAGACAGTTACGAAGTATGCCTTACTTTGATGAAGAAGCTATTAGAGAATGTTTACAAATGGGGCCTAACTACGAAGAAAAAGATTTTGAAAGTAGATTAAAAGATGATACCAGAAGTAGCGAAGACTATCAGGGTAATTATGAAGTTCTAGAATACTGGGGTATCATGGATGCTGAATACGCTAGAGAAGTAGGAATAGAACTACCCGACACAATAGATGATTTAGATGAAGTACAGATTAATGCATGGATAACTGGTAACAAATTATTACGAGCAGTAATAAACCCTTTTACTCCCTATCGTATTCCATATCATGCTTTTCCATACGAAAGAATCCATACAATTTTTTTGGTATTGGTGTAGCTGAAAACATGGATGATAGCCAACAAGTGATGAATGGTCATGCAAGGATGGCAGTAGATAACTTAGCTCTATCAGGCTCTGTAGTATTTGATATTGATGAGTCTGCTCTAGTAGGTGGACAGTCGATGGAGATATATCCGGGAAAAATATTCCGCAGACAAGCAGGGATGCCCGGACAAGCTATACACGGATTAAAGTTTCCAAACACATCTAATGAAAATATGATGATGTTTGATAAGTTTAGACAGCTTGCTGATGAGCAAACTGGAATACCTAGTTACTCACACGGACAAACAGGTGTCCAGAGTATGACAAGAACTGCTTCAGGAATGTCAATGTTGTTAGGCGCAGCAAGTTTAAATATTAAAACTGTTGTTAAAAACCTAGATGACTTTTTATTGAAGCCTTTAGGGGAAGCGTACTTTGAATGGAACATGCAGTTTTTTGAAGGCGCGATAGATGTTAAAGGCGATTTAGAAATAAATGCTTCTGGAACAAACAGTCTTATGCAAAAAGAAGTAAGATCACAAAGATTAACTATGTTCTTACAAACTGCACAAAGTCCTGCTGTTGCTCCTTTTGTTAAGATTTCTAAGTTAATAAGTGAACTAGCCTATAGCTTAGATTTAGATCCTGATGAAATACTCAACGATCCCGAAGAAGCAGCTATTATGGCACAGATAATAGGGATGCAAAATGCTGGACAAAATACAGGCGAGGAAGCTCAACCCACTGGTCAACAACCCCAAACAATGGGAGGCGGTGGAGGAGTACCTCAAGCACCTCAAGAACTTGGAGCTACAGGTACTGGCGGTGGCAACATCGGAACTGGAAATATACCGCAGCCAGGGGAGGATCAGTTCTCTGGAACGATTGATCCAACTGCCGCAGTCGGTTAAACAAACAATTAAAGAGACTAGCTAATGGCAAAGAAAAAGAAAAAATCTACTAAGAAACAAATGGATGAAATTGTAGGAGTAGCTGTTTCTGTAGCTCCTGTTGTTAAAGAAAGAGAAAAATACGGATTCGGTGGAGTAGCTAGTAAATTAGCTAAAGCAATGCGTAAAAAAGTAGTGGATGCTTTATTTGATGAAGACAACGCTAGAAAAGCAGGAATGGATACTTTAGATGATCTTTCAGAAACTATAGATAGTTTAATAAAAGATAAAAATATTAAACCTGTAGAGTATCAAGCTGTTCGAGATGAATTAATAAACGATATTAAAAACAAAACAATAGGTGATTGGAGCGATGCAGTAGGAGATACTAGATTTATGAATGATAGCGGAGCTTTTGATTCTGAGTTAGTTGATACTTTTTTAGAAAAAGAACTATATGATATATATCCTCAATTTAAAGAACTAGATAAAAAATTTACTCCTCTTCCTGTAATGGGCGGAATATTAGAAACTGATCGTTTAATTAATTTTGCAGAAGGAAAAAATAAAGTACCTTTTGCAGATAGACATTATAAAGTACCCTTTGCAGAAGGTGGAGATGTAGATGCTCAAATGGCTATGATGATGCCTACAGAAGAAGCTCCAATGCCTGAAGAACAAGAACAGGATATGATGCCTGACGAGCAAATGGAAGATGAGTACTTAGATTTTATTATAGATCAATCATTATCTCCAGAAGAAGAAACGTCATTAATGAGTAAGTTAGAAGCTGATCCAGAGTTAAGTGTAATGTTTGACAAAGTTATGGATACAGCAACAGAATTCGCAGGAGCTGGCCCAGTTGATGGCCCAGGTTCTGGAGTCTCCGATTCGATACCTGCAAGGTTATCGGATGGTGAGTTTGTCTTTACAGCAAAAGCTACAGAGCAAATAGGCGCAGATAGATTACAGAGTATGATGGATGATGCCGAAGCTGAAGCTGATGTTATGAGACAACAAAACGCAGAAGGTGGAAAAATAGAAGAAGAACCTAAAGTTGATAGATTTGGAAAGCCTGTTGATGAAGACATAGCTGAAGATGAAATCAGAAAAGGTATGATGTCTGTTAATCCACGTTTGCAATAACGATAGAGCTACCTTAGTTTACTAAGCCCTTTATCACAACATTAACCGAAAGGCTACCTTTACAAAAACAAACCCTGCATAAGTCGACATTAGCAGCCACTTTGTTTAGAAAGCCCTGAGTAGGAGTAAGATATGGCAACACAAGCAAAAGAAGCAAACCCTTATAACGCTAATAAGGATTGGCACAACAAAGAAGATAAACCATTTGTATCTGCAGACGGTGCTTTTTTTAAAGAACCTCAACCAAAAGTTGAAGCTCAAGAACAAGAAGAACCCAAGCAAACTAAGAAGGAAGCTAAAGATAAACCTTATAGCAAACCTGATTATAAAAAAAGATATGATGATTTAAAGACACACTATGATTCTAAATTAGGTGAGTTTAAAGCCAGAGAAAAAGAACTACTAGAAGAAGCTGCTAAAAACAGACCAAACTATGTAGCTCCTAAGTCTGAAGAAGAACTAGCTAAATTTAGAGAACAATATCCAGATGTTTATGAAGTAGTTGAAACTGTAGCACATCTACAAAGTTCTGAAAAAACTAAAACTTTAGAAGAACGAGTAGCATCTCTACAAGA